GGTCAGCCATAAACTGATTCGTATTCTGTTTGTTTTGCAAATCGTTAATGTGATTTACCATTGCCTTTTGCTCATCAGTCATATCCTCAATGATGTACTCTTTATCATCTAAGGTCAAGACTGGCTTATCTTTTTCTTTTTTAGCCATTATTGACTCCTTGTTTGTTAGTTCCCATAATTGGGAAGTTAATTATTCTGCTTGTTTAGCCGCCCATGCCGCTTTCACTTCATCAGTCCATAGTGCAGATGCCATACCTTTGATTTCTGCATCTTCTCCAGACACATCCATATCGGGTGATAATACTCGCCTATTAAATGACCGAGACAGTTCAACACCATCTTCTTTTACGATAGTTGCAGTACGGCATTGAATGTGTTTAAACCGCCCTACAATTTCATACTTGTCACATCTTACTTCTTTACTTAAAGCCATTTTTTACTCCTTGTTGTTTGTCTGTTCTGATTATCCAATCAGAGTAATTGTTATGCTGTTTTATAGCTAATTTGAAAACCTATAAACCAAGATGTATCTACATTAGCGGCGGTCAGATATGTATTAGTACCATCGTCAGCTACTTGCCCTATCTTAAAATAAGACGCTGAACCATTATTGACAGCCACCATATGACCAACATTTGTTCCGCCAGTATTAATAAGCCATACAGTCCCATAACTTCTTTCGCTAAAATCAGTAAAACCTCCTGAAGTAAAAGGCAAACTAACTTTTATATCTCCAGTAGCACTCGCTTCAGATGCAATTTGTACTGCACCTTGTACATGAACCAAATCGCCAATTTTCGTATAAGAAGCCGCCTCCTCGTCAGCAGTCAGAGGGAAACCAGTTCCGTCATTTGTAACAGTAACATCATATATGCCTTCTTCATAATGGTCAAGCAATTCGGCAGTCATACCAGCATTTGGACTGGCTTGATTACTAAAATCAATTCCTTTCCCAGCAGTACCGATGACGAGGTTGCCTGTGGATACTGTTACATCGCCAGCATCGTCTATTCTTACTCTTTCGGTTATTGTAGCTGGTCTACCTGTAGAAAACGTTAATGACACCTGTCCATTGACATTACTCGCAACACCCATTATTTTTGCACCTACACCATCGTCATACGCATCATTAGTATAAAACTCAATAGAACCTATTACGTCATCACTACCGACTGTTGTATCCGTACTCTCTAAGCGAAGGATAGAATTAGTGGTCGCATCGCTAATGTGTAATTTAGTTCCAGGAGCCGCAGTTCCAATTCCGACATTGCCCATAGCAACCAAGGCTGGTCCTGTACTATCTTGCTGAATCTTTAATCCAGTTGTTCCAGTAGAATCAGCATGGTCATTGTGAATAAATAATAGATTATTAATATTACTATCTGTATCAGCAGTAGAAACAATATCTACAAAACCACCTGCCGCAGTAGTCGCCATATTAGCTGAAGTGTTCAGAGCATATATTGCAGACCCTGTTGTCAATGCACTCGTATCAACGTAATATCCATAACCAGTTTGTGTATTGGTATCTATAGACCACCCAGTACCATTGCCACCTGAATGATTTAAATAACAAGCAGTGTTTGTGGTTGAATGAGTAACATTTAAGGCAACTGCCGCACCTTGTTGTTCAAGTTTTAACACTGGTTGGTCAAAAGCCGTATTATCTGTTTTAAATTCTACAAGTGGCGAACTTACTGTTGCACCAATGTTTGAATAAACATACATACCTCTACCAGTGCTACCAGTATTTTCAATATCCAATCCTGTAGCTGTACCATTATTATCAATATATATACCTGCAGCATTTGCATTTTGGGATATTTCAAGAGCATAACCAGCCCCTGTATTTTGTTCTATTTCCAAAGCAGTGCTTGCCGCAGTATTGGTAATCTTCATATCACCAGTTAATACTTCTGAATATGAAAAATCTCCACCACCACTTACGGTTAAATCACCTGAAATGGTCAGGTCGCCAGTTATTGTACCGCCTGAGCTTGAAATTCCTTGTCCTGCGTATAATGTGTTTAATATAGCCATTTCATCCCCCTACATCTTCACTATTCGTACTTCACAAGTAGCATCTGCAACAGCGTGATAATTAAAATATATTGTATCACCTAGTCCTCTAGGTATCTTGATAAACGATAATCCACTAGCAAGTTTTAATGCATCTGCTAGAACCAATGTTGCTGTACTTGTGTTATGAAAATGTATATATATCTCAGCAGCTGGAGTTAATCCAAGAGTATGATATCCTGAGACATCTATATTTTGTGATGTACCAGTACTAGATGCAGGAGCATCAGTTACAGTAGTTATTACATCCCAGACCGCAGCAGTATCTGTGTTTAAAGATTCGTGTGCTCTATGTTTTTGTAGGTTTGCCATTTTATTCTCCTATTATTAAAATCTGCCTTGCGGGGCGAGAATGCTCCCTATACAGATTTATTATTTGTATTAAGTTACAACATTTATCTCAATAAACTAAAGCCTTGAATCATTCGTATGCCTTTTTGTTTACTAGATTGATGTTTTTCAGTAATTCTTCTAAACTCTCTCATAAAATATTCTTTCATCTCAATTTCACCTGCATCCTCTGCATACTTGGCTTTAACATAGTATACAACAGCATTTGCCAGGTATCTTGGTATATCCAATACATCATTTTCATCATTAAGAACATTTACATCAGTATCAATATAACAAAAGTCTCTATGTGCTTTATATATATTAATATCAGATTCATCAGCATCTGCAGCAAATGTAGCTGCTACAGAATTTTCAGTATCCAGATCTGTTGCTACACTTGATATATTTGTATAATATTTTGTGCCAACAGTAACTTTACTATCTTCTGTTGTAGTCGAAGTAGTAACACTATCTACATCAAACAATCCATTATTATTAGCATTACTACATCCAGATATCCATACATAATCTCCTGCACTAAAATGATCTGCTAAATGCAATCTATCAGCCCCACCATCAAAGAATGTTTCATCAACAGCAAAATCTACATGCTGATCTTCCCAATAAGGCAGTGTATCAGGTACTTTAGTATAAGTTACAAGCTGACCTTCTGTACCTGCAGTCTGTATCCTATGCAATCCATTCCACCTTGCACTTCCTCTAACTACTATATAATCACGAGTCTGTCCACCAGTATCACCAGCCGAACCTGAAGTAACTGTACTATAAGGACTTGCTGTCCAATTTACTTCAGTAGAATTATTACTTCTTAAGAATGCTAAATATCCTCCTATTACAGTCCATCCATTAATATAAAATCTATTTAAATCAATTACAGTATTAGAAGAAGTCATATATTGAGGACTGTATACATATTGCATTTCCAGTCCATTTGTTATGCTTTCTTTAGGACTTTTCCAAAACAAAGCCCCTGCAGCTCCAAGATCATTCAGTCCTGGCTGTGAGAGAGTCTGCCCTCCAGAAAATGTCCAATCCCTCTGGACAATAGCTACTTTATTACCTTTTATGTAATATGCATATTCTTTGCTAGTTGCCATCTGCGTCCTTCCTTATTGGTTCACCAATCATTCTTGGTATAGATCTGTATTCATCATCACTATTGAAATGATTCTTGCATCTTATATCCAGTATTTTAATCATATCATTAGGAAAGTTATAAAACCTCTGATCTTTAGTTATATCAATTCTTTCGGTAGTTACATGAGTTTCTGATATCATATTCATTTCTTCAAGAGCATCCTTAATGTAAGCTACGGCTCTTCCAGTATCAGAAACACCAACTCTTTCCATTATTTCTTGGACTTTCATGCAGCCTCCAATACTTCTATTCTTGCTTTTAAAGCATCATTAGATGCTGATAATTCTTTAATAGCTGAAACCATTTGGGGAATTAATTGATAAATGCAAAATGATTGAGCTTTTATAGAACCATCATCTCTTACTGCATCCTTTACTCCACGAACTGCGTATGGAATATGTTCTTGTACTTCATGTGCAATAAATCCTTCATGAGTTGCATTTCCCGAATCCGATTTATATTGAAAAGTTACAGGATTTAAAGCATTTACTTTAGCAAGACCCCCAGTAAGTGTTTCTATATTTTCTTTTAATCTATAATCAGAATATGCATCAACACTAACAGAAGCATCAGCTGCCTTTATGACTCCCATTTCAGCAGTATCACTATCTGAAAAAATAATAAAATTTCCTTCAGCACCACTAGCATCTCCAGAAAACTGTAACGCTAAAATATTATCATTATCATCTATACTGTTATGTGTATTTTTAAAAGTAACAACAGAACCATTAGCAACATCATCTTCTACATCAAGCAAAGTATCTGGAGATACAGTCCCTATGCCTACGTTACCGTTATTAAGTATACACATTTTTTGTGAAGGAGTAGCTGCTCCATCAGTAGTTGTTTCAAAGAATATCTCACCAGGGGCATCATTATTAGCAGCAGTCCCATTAATACGAGCACCTATTTTTGCACAATTAAGCCAGTCATCATCTGTATCATCCCACATCCTCCAAATAATATCACCTAGAATAGTATCGTCAGATAAAAATCCATTCGTATCGGCATTTTCAAACAGGAAATTACCTCCCTCTTGGGAACTTGTTGATGAATTTCTTATAATAAAAAAAGGTTTATTAGATGTAGATGATTCTATATGTAATAACCCATCTGGAGAATCAGTCCCAATACCGACTCTATCATTACCTGCATCACAGAATAATAAATTAGCATTACCATTACCTTCTACTCTAAAATCATAATCACCAGAACCCTCATTAAATACAGCAGCAGCATTTACAGTAACAGTCCCACCAACTGTAAGAGTGCCACTAACATCTGCAGTACCATTTATATCAATTGTTGTAGCTGTTAAATCTATTTCAGCAGTTGCAGCAAGAGTTAATGCTGTTGCACTAGAACCTTGAATATATTGAGATGAATCATAAAACTGTATTTTATTTGTACTATTAAGTAAAAGTCCTTCATTATGAACATGTGTAAGTGAAACCTCACTATCAGCTCCAAACGAAAGTTGTGCAGAATCACTTACAAGTTTAAGATCATCTAAAAGACTAACATCATTTGTATCACCTTCTACAAGTACAATATCTGCACTTCCATTATTAATAGTAAAATCATCACCACTATCAGTACCAAGTACTATCTTTGCTTTTTGTTGTGATAAAGATAATGATGTTGCTGTTCCAGCTCCATCAGTAACCGATTCTAAAGTTGTAGCTCCTATTGCTCCAGTTACAGAAAGTAATCCTGTATATGTACCTGCTATTGTGTTTCCTGTTAAAGTTGCCATTTCAGTTTCTCCTTATTAAGGCATTTTAATTATTCTTGTGCTATGATATATTCTATATCAGAAGTTCCAGCTGTTGTTTTGACATAAACTTCATTACATAGCAATTGTGTTCCATCACCCCTTAAATGTAAACTGCCACCAGGGGCTATATCAATATAATAATTAGTACCACCATCAAGAGCAACATGTATTTGTCTTGCACTAGGATCTATATTTCTTATATATAAAAATGCTAGAGGACTTGAATCAACTGCTAATTTTACACCTGAACTAGTAACATTAAATAAACCTCCCCATAAATCAAAAGCATCTTCCCACCAATTTCCTGTTGTATCAGTATTGTCATCTAAATCTTCCCAATTTATTTGAGAATGAAACATTGAAGTCCAGCCATCATTCCATTGTGTAGCATTTATTGTAGCAATTCCTTTTCCACCAAGAGTCTTCCCTACTGTACTATTGAACTCTGTGTGTCGTATAGAATCTTCTTCCATCTCAACAGATTGAGTTGGAATCACATAACTACTAAATATTACTTTTCTTGCGTTTGGCATTATGTCGAGAAAAAATATTCTATTGTTGAAGTACCACTAAGAGTTTTTACTCTTACTGAAGCAGATGTAGAAATTTTAGATGCAAAAGCCTCACCTTCAGACAGTTTTATTACATATTTAGCTGTAGCATCAGTTGTTAGTGATATAACAATATCTGTAGAACCAGTATTCTTTATAAATACAAAATCTTTACTTGTTACTGCTGTAGTTGGAGTTGTTGATACACCAGTTGCTGCACTATAAGCACCAGTTCCAGTTAATGTAACCTCTCCAACTCCAGTAAGTTTCCTACCACAATCACTATCTAAATAAAATCTACCACCAGAAGCAATTTGCTCTTGTGGTGTGCAGTGATTCTTGTATACTACTTTATATGTTGTTGCCATATCTACCTAGCTCTCTGCCGTGCTTGCTGTTGCTGAGGTTTGGGAGGTGCCATAATAGCAAAAGCTTGGTTATATTCCTGCTTTAAATCCTGCAACCTAGCAGTCTTCCATTGATATTCAGCTGATTTTTCAGCTAATTCCTGTTGATAAGTTTGTATTTCAGCAGCTACTTCTGCCTGATATTCAACAAGCTCGGCTTGATAGGCTGCGACTTCTGCACTAAACTTACCAGTTCCACTTGCTTGAAATTTCTGCATATCTGTATTAAATGTTTGTAAAGCATCCTGTAAACCTAGATTAGCTCTTTGTAATTCTTGAGAAGCAACCTGTACTGTTGATGCAACCATTTCTGGATCTTCATCATTTAACCAGTATTCAGCATCTTGACCTTGTGATAAACTTCCAGCATCATCAATTAATGCTTTTGCTTTTGCCATAGCATCATCAAATTCACCAGCTAATGAAAGAGAAGTTATAGTATCAGTTATACTATCAGGAGGAACAGGAAGTCCAGCTGTAAGACTAAAAGTTGATATACTTGCAGAAGCTAAAGAAGCCTGAAGAGACTTTATACCTGCATATATAACTACAAGATATACTTTATCATTTGGAAACCATTTAATATCACTATGAGAATAAACAAGAGCAATTTCATTAGTCTCGTCAGTTGGAACATTATTAACAAAAAATACTTTGTAGCCATTATTTGCACTAGCCACAGGATAAACATTAACTTTACCATTGTCATCAATAATATATTTGGGATGATATTGAGAAGCATAATGTAAACTGTCTACATTAACAACTTTTGATTGCATTGATGCAGAAATCTTTCCACAAGGTTCCCATGCAGTGCTCCCATCTGAAGAACCATCTGCTCCTGCTTCCCTAATAACAGAAATAATCTTAGCACCACCAACATCAAGTCCACTATTAGAATCTATAGTAGCACTTTCCCTCTGAAAATTCTCAATATCCTGAGGTCTCAGTGCAACTATTTTATTAGTAACGTCAATAACCCCATCTTTTAAAAACTGAGTAAGCTCAGATTGTCCAGGGTCTGTAGATGTTCCATCTATCCCAAGATTTGTTATTCCATTTACTTGTGCTTCAAAGGTTGCCATATTGAATACTCAAGAAAAGAGAGGACTAACCATAATGACAAGCCCTCTCAATTCTATTTTGTTTAACTTATGAACTTCAGTTAAGATACTGAAAAACTAGCATCATGAGCACCATGTCCACTAACATACCAATAAGTACCATCACAAACCATTTCGAGCCAATCTCCTACTGAGCCTGCTGCTTCTACTATAATAGTAGTTCCAGCAAGAGTAAGATATGCGTCTCCACATTCTGCTCCACCTTTAAGTAGAGCAGTTCCTTCACTAGTTGCGATTGAACTATCTGCAGTTGTGTCAGTAGCTATGAACTTAAACTTTAAACCAGCTTTAATAGCAGGTAAAGTAATTGTTCTAGCAACTGTGCTTTCTAAGAAATAAGTCTTACCACTATCACCCATATCTAAGACATGAGATGAAACAGTAGCCTTATCCATAGTAAATGCATACTCTCCAGATTGATAACTAGCTTTTGCACTTAACTTAGTTCCACTTCCATCAGCCATTAGTTACCTCCTTAAGGTGCTGTAAATAATGCACCAGTAACGAATCCAGTAGCTTGACTAGTACATAAAGTACCATCAATATGCCATACATTACCAGAAGCTGTCCCAATAGGTGACGCTATTAATGCTGTCATTCTAAAGTGAGAACCAATTGCAATGACGGCATTAGATGTATTAGCAGCAAGTACCATAGTTCCTTCACCAGAAGCAGGAATAGCATTAGATGCGTCATCCGCAGGCATAGCAGGTAAAGAAGTATCAACAATACTTACTACTCCAATAATATCATCGTAACCTGCTGTTGCTTCATCAGGATCAGTTGCATGTCCACCAGTATTTATAGTATAAGAACCAGCAGAACCACTATTACCTGCTACAGTAACTACAAATTCATACCATGTTCCTACACCAGAAGCTTTAATCGTTGGAAGATTAATGACTTGTATTTGAGAAGCAGTACTATTCAAATTGACCAAACTTCCAGTTTGTGCAACAGTTAAGTCTGTTTCAGCAGTAGTAGCACCCATAGAGATAACATTTCGCTTTATATAAGCATCATTGTCATCACCTACAATAAAATCAGCACTATTATCGAACTTATTTTGTCCATATAAGGGATTTGCCATTTTCTACCTCCTTATGTCCAGATAGCATGGGATTCGGCCATTGACCATTCCATGCCAGCTTCAGTTAAGATTTGATCTACTCTACGATCGACCCCAGAGTTCTCTAAAGTTTGAACTCCTACGTAGACTGAAGTATCACGATTAACGCCATTACCAACTAAAGGTCTGTAAGAACAGTTCTTCATGTTGACACCAAGCATTTTCACATTTGTACCATCAAGATGAACATTGCGAGCAACATTCATATCTCCGTATACAGTTGAGATTGTACTTATATCAACGCCAAATACCTTCTTCTTGCCAGTAAGTGACATATCAGCACTTAAATTAGAAGATACTTCAAGATTATTCTTAAAATATCCACTTAATTTATGAAGCCAATTGTACACTGCTGTATTGCAGAAGAACATAGTTGCTTGACTTTGATTGTATCTTGGATCTACATAGTTTGAAAGATCATCAAGAAAATCATCTTGAGTCTTAGTCGCTATTGCAAGACTGAACTGGTTGCCGTAGTTTGAAATATAATCTACTGCACCTTGAGTGTATTGAATACTATCACCATCTGAATACTGAGATCCAAACAGTAATGATGTTTCAATATCCCACTTATGCTCAACCAACTTTTCCTTCCATACACGTGCCCACTCATTTGGTTCAAACTTCAACACTGTAGCACGAGCCGTATTGGTCATTGCCATAGTAGTCTTCCAAATCTGAGTAAGACCATGATTAGATGAATAGGGTTGGTCCATCCAGGTTTCTGGAAAACCAGTACCCTCTGCAAAAGCAGAACCCATTACATAAGAACGGTTAGATTCTAGTTCACCAGCAATTGCTCTGTCTGATACTTGTTCATCATCATCAGTTGCTGTTCCAACACCACCAGCAGATGGAGTATCATTATAGAATGATGAAAACTCTAGAGCACCACTGTCATATTTGACAAGAGTACCTTCAAGAGCTACACATTCTTTTGAACCACCGCCTGCAGTCTTAGAAAGACTACCAGTAACAGTTTCTACTCTGAGAATTTGATATCCTGAAGTACCAGTACCTGTTGAACTAGCTTTACCAGGAATCTTTACTAGTTGACCTGCCAAGAAAAATCCTGGCCTTGTATTACTAGCACCAACATCATAGTTGTTAGTATTCTCATTGAAGACATTCTGTATGTTACCACGATTGTCATAATCAGTAGACATGTATACTTTCATCCTCTGACCAACTGCAGATACAGCAGCACCTGTATCTGATTGTTGCATTGTTGATTCAGTAAATGTATCTGAACCACCATCTACTTGACCTATTACATAAGCATAACGCTTATGATACGAAGGACGCTTTTCAGTAAACTTAAACTGAGGATCGTCTGTCGGTTTTTTAGCTACCTTACTTACGAATCTAAAGAATGGATCTTGAGAGATTGCCAGTTCAGAGACTCTAGCACCAAAATTGTACTTTCGTCTAATATCACCAGTACTAAGACCAGTGCTGGTTCCTGGACCACGCCCGTCAAAATCCGCTACAGTAAGATCCGTGTTCGGGGTTATCGCTGATATATAATCAGCCATATCGAACTCCTTACTTGAAGTTCAGATAGACCCTAAGTCAAAATGACTTTATATAATTTAAATCTATCCGAACAGGTTATCTAAATCACCATCCAAACCTAAGATTCCATCAAATATCGCATTATCTGGAGTCTTCTCATCGGCTTGGCTGTTAGCTCCACTAGCGGATGTTGGTATATTCCTGACATTCTTCATCTGGCTTAACATGTCGTTCTTTGTAGACTGGACCACATTTGCATTAGCCTGATCACGATTCAACAGATAATCAATATCTTCAAGTGTAAGTACATGATTTTGTGCTTTTTCCTTAAAAGAAGCAAATTGCTCATCATTCATGCCTTTCTTTTCCCTGAAGTCTTGTTCTATCGTTCTTCGTTGAGATTCCTGCTGTATTTTTACAGCATTATCTTTTTCAGCTTTTACTATCTGTCCCACTCTCTGCTGAACAACCTTGTCTACCTGAGCATTCAGAACCTTTGCTGAATCAGAATCTGGATCTGTCATCGCATCCTGCGAATCAAAAATAAAATCCTCATCCAGACTCAACTCCTCCTGAACACTCTTTGGAGTATTACCTCCATTTACCAGATAGTCACGAACATGTTCAACTAATCCACTATCATTTTTCATTGCTTCAAGAACTGGTACAAAAGGTTCAACATCTTTGTATTGTTCTCTCAGCTTAACGGCTTCACGGCTACTGTCTTGGTAGCGTTTCTTGTAAGGATTACCGTCATCATCCCAACCCACGTTATCGGAGCCAACAGTTTCTTGCTGGGTTACCTGTTCGGTGCCAACTTCCTGTCGGGTTGCCTCAGTGTTGTCTTCGGTTACTACACCGTTGACATTCTCTTCAAGGGCTTCGAAAAAGCCATCTGAGGAGCCAAAAACCTGATCTTCTACTTGATTTTCATCAATAGTTAGGGCTTCTGGGTTGCCTGCAGTTTCTTCCATATTATTCCCCATTCTTATTTAATGTTACATATTTTCTTTATTACTTTGCAAATCTTTTTTTGCAAATTGTAATTCTCTTGATAAATCTTTCTTAGTATTCTCGACCTGATTAGACATTACATTCTGTAAAAGTTTCTGTTTTGCATCTGTAGAACGGTAAGAATCTTTGAGATCACCTTTGACTTCTTCCTTCTTTTTATTGATTTCTACCTCAGCCTGCATAACTTTACCTTTAATACCAGCCTGTACTAATTGTCTTTCCAGAGTTTCGATAGTGCCGTCTTTATCTTTCAATGATTCCTGCAATTGTCCCAACTGTCCCTGTAATTGAGCATAAAGACTCTTACGCTTGGCTATCTGTTCTTTATTCCGTACATCAGTTTCAGCAAGAACTGCAATATCATCTATGACACCAAACTGCAGAAGTTCCTTCAATTCAGCCAGATACGCCCACCTATTGACTGGTAATGTAGAACCTGCTACTATTCTTACATCAAACTTAGCAGCAGAATAATCCATTGACTTGCCGATTGCATTTCCCATATCATTATAGATTGGAATATTGATCTGCTGTTCACGTTCTTCCTGAATAGCTGAAGGCTGTATAATCCTGAATCTTTTATTAGCTGTATAGACAGATTGTGATATTTGCATAATAACTTTTCCCAGCTGTCTCAATCCTGGTTCTATAGAATGCTTCATCCATTGTTTAATTCTTCTTGTACCATACTCATCAAGTGCAAGCATACCACGAAATGTTTCATGCTGCTGTTGGGTATCTCCCTGCATAGAAGAATATATACCAGCCAGATATTCCATATCTTGTTTACCCTGCTGTACAACACTAAAAAATGCATTTGACAGAGGAGCAGGCATAATTGGAGTTGGTTTTTCAGATCCTGGTCTTACTGAAAGCAAAGCTCCTGGTGAAGATGAATATTGTTCCCATTGATCTGGATCAATAGAGCCTTCTTCATAAAGCCATCTTAAAGAAGAACCTAAAGATGCATTATGCACCATTATCTGGTGAGATTTGTTTATTTCTTTCTGCTTTCCTACCAGAGGTCCAACCGCAGATACTGGATATGGAGTACCAGTCCATTTATAGTGAAACGGAATTAATGGATAATCAACTACATTTTCTGGATATACAACTTCAGAGAGTAATTTATCTCCTGCACATATTGTCTGCCTGATCCTTGTACCATAAAACTGAACAGTATCAACAACAGCATCCTGAAAAGCTTTATCCTTAATCAATATCCTGTATTCTTTTTCTGAAACAATCTTATTCTCAATCCTTGAAGCTTCTGCCTGAAGTCGGCTCATATATTCTTGTTCTGCTGCCTGAAGTTGCTGTTGCATCATTTTCTGGGCTTTTTCCATTTCCAGTTGATATCTCTCAGGAATCATCTTCCCAGCTTGAACAGCTTCCTGCATCTGTCTGTCCTGTTCCATAAGCTCAACCTGCATCTCAGTAGCCATTTCTTTCATCTTTACCTGGACTTGCTGCTGAATAGCTTTCAATTGTTCCTTATTAGGAGGTATCCTATAAAATACATTCATATAGGAAACTTTAATCTTTTCATAGAGTTCAAATAACTCTAATGTTGGTTCATGCTCTCCAGCTACATCTACTCCCACATCTTCAGCATTAGCATCATCTCTTAGAAAAAGTTTCTGCTCTTTATCTGAGATTGCTCTTTCTGAATAAGAATTATCTCCTTCCAGTGATGAAGCTTGACTGATTTTGCGTTTATATTGTGGAAAAAGCTTTACAATATGACTTTTTGGAAGAACTTTCCTTATCAGGACATAAGATGCATCCTTAAACATCATATCTCTTGATTTAGGATCTACATAAATATCAAAAGGCTCTGGCTGTTGAAGTAGAACCTCTCCCATACCATTATCCATATCAGTATCAACAGTAACAAGGATATATCCAATGGATTTACAGATAGCATCATTTATTGCATTAGAATACAGAGATGCTCCATCAGACAGATTCCATATATAGTCAGAAAGATCTGAGAATACTGCTGCCACATCAGAATCACTACCTTCAACTCCAATAGCCTGCCATCTGGGACTGTTAGCAGTTGCATAGAAATTCAGCATTTCAACTACAGGTAATATCCTGTTAATCGTAAATGTAGGCATTCCCTGATCCTGTAATGCAGATTTCTCATCATAAGACAACTGTTCATCATGAGCAAACTCATATCCTTTCTGGTTTATAAAACGCCATTGACTGCGTGTCCAGTTATTAGAAAGGTTATATAACTCTCTTATCTGATCTATTTTTTTCTTCTTAGCCACTATTTACCTTCTTTGTACTTATTCTTTGGAAAATTATAAAAAAAGTTAGGAGTCTCACTTCCCTGAACTTTACTACCATTCTTCCTGGTATGTTTCATCCCAACTGGATGAAGCTTCTTACCATCGGGTCATGTATGTAATGGTTTCTTAGCCATTAGTATCCTGTTGACTTTTTACTGCTGCTCTTTTTCTTAGGAACACATTTTCCTTTGACCATATGCTTTCCTGGCGGACAGGTACCTTTCTTCTTAGCCATATTATACTCCTTTCTTGTATTTCCAGTTTTTAATTCACTTGTATCTTCTACAGAAAGATCTTTAGTTGTTATTATACCTGGCATTATATTATTTAGTTATTTTTCATAATAATATTTATAGGCATCTTTTGCTTCCTGTATTAAACCCTCTGCTGCATCATCAAATGCTTTTGGGTTTGTTACTTCCCAACCCCCACTCCTCATCTCTCTTACTTCGTCAACAATATAGGCTTTTCTTTTGTCTACACTTGGTTGTAGTTTAAGCTTTTTTAATGACGGACTCTGTTTTTTAAGTTCATCTATAGCCCCCCAATTTGCAGTATATTGATCGCTATGTTTCCCAAAAATCATTCTATCCAAATACTTCTTCAACTCAACTTTCTTAATTTTTCCAGAACCAAGAATAGATGCATAATATTTACTAAGAGCTGGTTTAGCAGCTTGCCCAAATAATCTTCCAACTGGTCCACCAGCGAGCATACTCCCAGCTGTGATTGCTACATCACTCCCAGATTGTGGAACTAAAGTATCAATTAACCATTGAACATTCCTCTCTTGTTTCATTTTTAATTCAGGATCATCTTTAATTTGAGATGGAAACCTTTCTACAAAACGCTGTCCAAAAGTTTGTTGCTCATCATCCACCCAACCCTCAACTAGTTTATCTTCTATGCCCATAATAATCTCCTTAAGCTACAACCCAATCCCTTGCCTTGGGTTTCTTTTTATACCAGTTACCTTCTTTATCCTGACCTGCTGCCATAGGTGGATTGGCATACTTACAAGCATAGGCAAGTGCATCAATTGTATCATCGTGTGCCATTCTTGGTCCGAATGTTGTTATTTCTCTGTGCAGATCATATTGTGTTTTTCTAATATGTATCTGTCCAATAGCAAATCTTTGAGCCAATATTCCCTGTATTCTGTCTCTTTTACTCATCCTGGTGCCTGGAAGTTCAGCCTTATAGCCAATAGAGAAGTCATTTCTCCTTCTCATCTCTGAGTTAAGTGCCTGAAATATAGGCTTACTCATTGTAGTATCTTCTATTGTAAAAAGGGTAGGCTTGTAACTTTGTGCGTACTGGAAGAGATAATCTACAATTCCAAGTTTGTTTTCTCCAAGTATACCTAATACTGGGATGGATTGTTTTCTAATGTAATCAAGTATATATATATTATTATCTGGAGTCACTGCCACAGCAATAATAACGGAAAAGTCGGAATCCCGTCTTGCTGAGTCGGTCGCAGGGTCCACGCCTACAAATACACTACAGGGCTGAAATCCCTGACCATTAGCATCTATGAAAGAGAGTTCAGTTTCTTTATCTACATAGAATTTGCCATCCCAGTACTTAATATGATCTCTTGTAAATATTGCATCTTCAGCACTCTGCACTTCCATCATGTATTCCTGGTAGAATTTCTGTGGAGAACCTGAATCCTGATAAAATTTCTTCTTTCTTTCCATTTCCTTCATTCCAAACCAGTCAGGCCATAGAGGAGTGCCATCATCCTGTAATGCTTTGTATGTTATCACATTCCAGCTAAACTTTTCTTTTGTTTTCAATGCATGCTGATATCCAACAAGAATCTTCTGTATAAAGGAATCATAATGCACAGGAGTTCCATTAATTCTTAATCTTCCCGTTTTTGGTTCCAGAGCAGGGAATACAACCGCTGTAACAAGATTCGATATCTTCGAACGACTCTCAGGTGTAATAGTATTATTCTCATCTTCAAAATCATCCAATACAATAAGATCATATCTTTTATGAAGTTTCGCTCCACCTCTTATCCCTGAGAGATTGGATTTAGATATAAGTTTGCATCCATTAGAAAGCTCGATATCATCTTCAGTCCACTTTTTGCCTTTCAAGTCTCCAAAATAATATTTAACAGAATCATTATATTCAAGATGATATTTGATATAATCAAGGTTAGGTACAGATATTTTAGAGCTGGCAGCCACCCATCCATAGAATAAAGGCTCCTGAGTAAAGAGAAAGTCATGAAGGATGCTGCACTTGGTAAGTACTGTCTTTCCGTGTCCCCTTGGAAGAATCACAGCTAATTGCCTGATATCCATATTATCAACTGCATCTGCTACTTCATAATGGAAGAATGGTGTTTCACTCCGTTTAAAATCATCTGGAAGAAACAATTTGCCGAATGCTATCAAGTCTTTATATGCAAGTTTTAGCTGTTCTTCAGCTTTACTTACGTTTTGTGTATTGATATTTGCCATTTATCGTACCTTATTATACAAAAAATAAGGTTTATAAGTCAAAAAGTATAAGTTATAAACACAAAATAGCTTTTAGTACTCTTTTGATGATCCTTTTTTACTTTCTTTCATACCTTGCATCTCAGATTGCATAATATATTTCTCACCATGCATCTCTGACAGGCGTTCTATCTTTCTTTCTGGTGTCCAATAGTGTTGTTCATAAAAGGAATTTATTGCTTTAATAGTATTACTGTCATAAAGTCCATCTGCTTTTAGATTCTTGTTCTCAGGAAAGTACTGAAGAAGTCTCTGCAGGCTTGTGACATTCTTATTGGTCATACCGCCCTCTTTCTGAGTAGCTTCGTATGCTGTATGTACTTTGTTGCTGTATTCTGGTGTTTGTGGCATATTAATCTCCTATTTCCTTGAATAAATTTATAATTTTATCTTCTCTAGTCATACTAACATTTTTACCGCCTTTAAGCTTTTTGAACCATTCATGTATAAGATGATCTGCTTGATCCAATTCTTCCTTAGTATCATATATTCCAAAATGCTTTCTTTCATCCATTAATTTATAAATTTGATCTTTTGTAAGAGATTCACCCTCCATCATACCTGGCATTAACATGTGTTTTCCGTCAACTTCGTAAGATCCAGTATATATATTAGACATCTTTCCTTCTTCAAATATATTTAGCTTCTCTGGAAATGTTTCATAGTCCAGAGGTAAAGTACCTTTATAATCAAAGTCGTAATCAGGCATTTTCTATTTCCTTAAAATGAGATATATGGTTTATCCATTTTTTTGAATCCATCTACTAAATCATCCTCCACACTTCTATTACTATTATGAATATATGATGACTTAATAGGAACTGGAACTCCCTTTAGTTCCTTTTTTACATTTAGTATATCTATAGGTTCAAGTTTTTGGGATGGATCTGTCCAACTCTCATATTCAGTATCATCCTCCCACGTTAATTTCTCGGATTCAGTATATTCAGGAAAAACAGCTTGAATAAGTTTAGAAATATCATCTGAAGGCATCACTCGACCTGAAGTATAAATTTCACCTCCCTTACTACGGCCTTCTCCTTTAGTAAGATCAAAATCCTCTGCTATCTGGTACTCATATTTATCTTTATCAATCCTTCTTCTCCTTACTGTTGTTGTTGATCCAAGGATATGATATAAACCTGCCTGCTGCATAAACCCTTTATTGTCTCTATCTGATAATTCATATGAAGGTTTTATCTGTTTCCACTCCCATCCCTGATTTGCATGATATTCGGGATTTGTAGATGGTGTCCAAGGATTCTTTTTTTCAAATTCTGTTCCATCTTCGGGGTATACAGTTTCAGTCTCTTTATCAGCTGTCTTTACAAGTACCTTCCATTCATCATCACTAATCTCCAGTTCCAATGGCTCACCACTTCCACCTAAAAAGTGTGCCATATATACAGCTGCTTGAGATAAAGTTTCTCCTGTAAGTTCAGAAAGCAATCCAGATTTATGCAATTTACCTACTACACCAGGAAGCATCGTCTGTCTAGTCTCTAATGGCATATACTTGGCAGTTCCTGCTAATGTAGTCAACCAATCTGGTATTTTAGGCATTTTCTATCTCCTTAGGTCTTTCTACTTCTTCCAGCTGCTTATCACTAAAGCCCTGGAACTGGATACCTGTCAACTGAGTAAGTCTTGCAGAAGATTTGTCCTCAAGGTCCAATATATCTGACAACTTAAACAAAGCCTTTAGTTTGGTGTCATCCTTTTCAGACTCATCCGCAACTGCCTTTATACCCTCAAGGATAGTCTCCTGGGTAATACCAAGCTTCTCTAATACAGGTTCTAATTCCTTCTTCATAGCTTTCCTTATTCTAGTGTGCTTTATTAGCTCTGTACTCTTAAAATTAGCATAATGAGGATCATTTGTCGGGAATGCCTTAATATATGCTTCTACTGGTTTCATCCCTGCAGCAACATATTCAACAAACATCATTTCATAACTGTTCAACTTCTCTCTGGTAACTGTCTTTGAATTTAAACCGCTTATGGTATAAATATTCTCCCTTCTTGATGTATCCATAGGAGACTTTACTGGATAAGTGCCAGTACAGGTCCTATAATAAGCTACCTTCCTGTTCTTTCCTGTCCTCCTTGCAAGACTTCCTTTCTTCAATATCTGTATATAACAATTATCATCAGCCTCTACCCAATCACCTTCTTCCGATTCTCTCCAATCAGAAACTATGGTAATATCACTGGGAAGTTCATCTGCGGCATCGTATACACAGTGAGGCTGGCGGTTTACATAGTAATGTCTCATAGCAAGCGTAAGCGGTTTGTTAAGTACAAGCTCTTGATTTTATGATCCTTTTGTCCTTTAATAACTGACACGGAACACATAAACCATTGACATGTATAAAAATTTCAAACTCTGTTCTTTCACAATTAAAGCATTTTTTGTATTCAATATATAACTTACCCTGAGAAGGATTTACCAACTTTTTGGATTTCATACCTCACCTTTCACCAGAGCCAGTACCATTCTTAGGCTAACTAACGTCTGTCCATACCCTGGGTTATAGCAAGGATAGTTTTGGCAATGTCGGAGAAAATTCAAGGGAAATATGTGCCTGTTGATTCAGGAAGCCCTCTATAATCCAACGTCTGACCCCTAAGGCAGAACTAATGCTAGGGTACCTTCTGGGTGATTCTTTTGCTTTTATGAGCATACGATTGCCGTTGACAATATATAACAAAGAAACTTTTGAGACAAGTTTTAAAAATTATGGCATTTTAGTGTGTGGTGTTATCACTACACCGTACCCCCTACATAGGGGTTTTCACTAACGTATTTACGTTATTTTTGATTTGAACTATTGGTTTTTCGTCTTTAATACATAACACTACATGGAGGAAACTATGTGGAAGAAACTATTAGAACTCATAAATGCAGGTAACACTGATGAGGCTGTCGAAGCTATCAAACTCTTTCAGTCTGATGCCTTTGAAATGTCTGTTGAATTGAACACAGCAATGATGGAATCATACGAAGCTGCAAAGGTCAGAGCCAGATTCGCAAGAATAGCTGACACAATTGCTGGACATCACAAAGGTATGGATAGAAGTGCATGGCAGAATGTAGCATTCAATCTAGATCCTACATCTGGTAATGCAACTGTAGCACGTTCATATAATCGCTAACCTTTAACCTT